GCCGCGGCGATCATGTTTTACCGGAGCCTGGAACATGTTATTCCGTGTCCCATTTGCCGTGCCCACTATAGCCAGGCACTGAAGGACAAGCCGGTTGAAGACGTGGTGAAAAGCCGCGACGCCTTAGTCCAGTGGCTGTTTGACTTACACAATACAGTTAACCAGCAGCTAGGCAAGTCAACCATTACGTGGGAGCAGTACGTTGAAACCATGAAACGTCTTAGCCAACAGAGCACTCTAACGTTTTACGAGCAACCAAGCACGATGACACCAATGATCGCAGCTGGACTTGGCGGCATCTTTGTAGGAATTCTAGGATACTATCTTTACAATCATAATCTCAAGAAGTAATAAGGATGGTCAAAAAGATTGTTGTCAAGCCCATCATGTCCCAGGAAGATTTTGCGGCCAAGTACGAAGGAACATGGTTTAACGAAAAGGCTGTAAAAACAGTCGTTGATTACGATGCTGATATTTATCGTCTTGAAGACGATGGTAAAGAGTATTTGCTAGCCAAGTTTCGTAAGAAGGTGATCCCAAAGGAAACTGTTCAGGAAGGCTGGGATGCTTTCCGTTTAGCAGCTAACCCGAGCCGTAACCGTGGTGCCGCCGCAGGCCCTATTGATATGAAAGGCAAGTACTGGAGTAAGCGGAAACCTGTACAGACGGATAAGTGGTCCACACGGTATATTCAGAATGGGAAACCCAGTAAGATGCGTGTCAACAACGTTGTCGCTTCGGGCGTCTTAGGTTACTACGAGTCCACTGCGTTCTTGGATGCTGCGTGCCGTATGACGAGTTACACACGCAGTGGTCTGAAGAATTACTTACACGGTCTACCCTTTATCCAGGCCATTGATGAGCAGTTTAAGAAACTTGTACCAGCGGCCTATGCGAAACAGCTGGCAGCCGTGAAGAAGCAGCCTATGTACCGTATTGATGGCACAGCGTTCTCAACAGTGACAGTAAATATGAATTTTCGTACGGCCTTACACCAAGACGCGGGTGATTTCAAGGAAGGCTTTGGTAATTTGACTGTAATTGAATGGGGTAAGTACCATGGGGCAATTACGATGTTTCCCCGCTTTGAGGTAGGCTTTGATGTACGCTCAGGCGACTTCTTAGCGATGGATGTACACGAATGGCATACGAACAGCCCTTTTATTGAGACTGCGGAAGACAAGGAGTTTAATAAGACATTGCCAGATATTCGTACTCGTGATCCTGAAACGGGTGTAGTAGGCACAGAGCACAAGTTTCAACGCTTAACCTTTGTCTGCTACTTCCGCGAGAAGCTTTCAGAGTGCGACGAGCGTAAGACCAAGGAGTATTACAAGCGGCAGGAGTTTGATCTGGATGCGGAGCTTAAGCGTGCCAAGACACTCGAAATACCCACACTTCCAATACCGGAGTATACAGGAAGTCTGGAGGATGCGATTTATGCGATTGATCATACATCAGCAGGTGCTTCGGCGAAGCTGGCCAAGACACGGAAGCGTCTGCGTAAAGAAAAGTCAAAGACGCTGAAAGTAAAGAAGACCTAAATACGAATTATGATTTTTTCCACTCTTCCAAGGCATGGACAACATCATCTGGCTTATAGCTCATCCAGCTGAGAAACATAGCTGCGTAATAATTATCAAAATGGTAGGGAATAAAAGGGAAGACAGCGTAAAAGCGAGGACGTAAACCCTTCCACCACCAGCGATAGAGCAAGACATAGGGGATAACGATCCAGAAGAACAAGAACCCGTAGACTGCGTAAAGGATACGGAATGGCAAATCACGGTACACGTTCAGATTTGTGGCAAGACTGGCACCATATAGACATGCGAAGATCAGTAAAAAGATACCTACGATTTGAAATACAGTCCCAAAGACTCGACCTACAAGACGAGAGGCATCAAAGGATTCCCGTTCCTTCTCTGAGGCAGCCTTTGCGGCCGCATCAGCATCATCCTTCTTTTTCTGAGCTGCGGCAATAGCGGCTGCGTCGTTTGTCTTTTTTGCCTCTTCCAAGGCAGCCGCATCTGCCTCAGCCTTCGCCTTCTGCTCCTTAGCGTACTTTTCGGCCTCTGGATCATACGTTGCGGCGTGAAGAGTATACGATAGTTTATTTGCGAGTTGTGTGACCAAACTCATCTCTACTTTATCTAGACAATGTTCGGAGTACTTCAAACGGATTTAGTGTTTGAGTACAGCGGCGGGCATATACATCGCAGGCGTTAGTGTACATTGGTCAAAGGATAGATATGACCGATCGTGAGTACAGCTTTGCGGTCCTGGAACCTTTACACAGTAGCGACCGGCTAAGTCTTCGCCCACCAAGCACCAAGTCTCCCGTGGTGCTCCGACAGTTTCCGCAAGGGTCTTCGCACCTGGTGACGACGGTGGCGGTGGTGGTGTAGGTAAGGACGCTGCCGTTTCCAATGACACTAGATTGTTGGACAGATCGTCATTCCGAAACCACCGAGGAACCCAATCCCATAGATGACCACCGGCCTCATACCGCTCCGAGAACCAAGGACTAGAGGACCAAGCTGTATACTGAGTATACGTGTAGCCAATAATGATCAAAACAAATACACCAATAGCTGTCCATATACGCCAGTCGTACATGAGCGGCGTCGTCGGGACCGAACTTAATACATTGTTTGCCGAATCCATTCTATTAGTTGCTACGTTTTGCTGGCACAAGGATTTTCATAACAGCCCGTAGTAGATATGCCTGGAGGCTTACTTCGTTTAGTCTGTTATGGTAATGAAAATCAATTCGTAAATGGTAATCCACAAGATACTATGTTTTATAAGGCGTTTATTCGCTACACACATTTTTCCCAGGAACCGATCCAAATTCCGGTAGACGGTCCTGATTCCCTGTATATGGATGCCCCTATTCTTGTCAAAGCCAAGATCCCACGACAGGGCGATTTACTATCAGATCTTGTATTGCGGTTCACGCTTCCCGATATCTTTAGCAAGGCCTTTCTACGCGACGGTCCTTTAGGAATTGAACTTGATCGCAAGTACGAATTTGCGTGGGTCCGACAGATTGGTGTACAACTGATTGATACTGTAACATTTACCATCGGTGGCCAGAAGATCCAGGAATTTACGAGCGACTGGATCGCAGCACGTGCTGCGATTGACTATGACAATACTACCTATCAAAAGTGGCGGGCACTGGTGGGCGATATTCCTGAATGCTTTGATCCGGCACAGGGCGTCTATGCGGCACCAGGCAATTTGTATCCAAATGTTATGGCATGGCGTGGCAGCACACGTCTACCCAAGCCTGTACAAAACAATGCGGCAAGTATTCCAGGACGTGTTGTACGCGTACCGCTAGGTCTGTGGTTTAGCGATTTTATCGCCAACAGTCTGCCACTTGTGGCACTTCAATACCACGAGGCAGAAATCCAAATTAAGTTACGGACAATTCGTGACCTGTACACAGTATTAGATCCCGCAGGTGTTCGCTTACGGTCCAACGCACAGAGCCTTCCTTATCTGCCCTCAGATCAGTATACTGCGGTTTGGAATCCGAAACAACTAGGAGCAATACCTGATACACTCAATAATCACTACAAGACTGTCACGGATATTAGTGGGTCCATGCGAAACTTCCTCACTGATATTTCGGGTGCGGTGCCCACATCAGACGGATGGCCGTTAAATATGACCTTAGAGGCATTGTACACCTTTGTTACACCAGAAGAACAGCGTGTGTTCACGAAGAAGGCTATTCGCTATAATGTACGGCAAGCACAGAATTTTATCTTTAATGGAGTTACAACTAGAGAAACATATCGTCTAGATGTCCATAATATTTCAACACGTATAGCATACTTTGCTCGACGTAGTGATGCGACCGCGTATAGAAACCAGCCCACAAATCTAACCAACTGGATTCATACACAGGGAGCAAAACGCCCTATAGCTCAGCCAGTAGGACCCGATTGTTCAGGAGCGGTGTACGGGCAATCCAATGCATTTCCATTGTATTATGTCGTGAATGGTGTACATGTACCCATTGGAAACAGTGGTTTGAATATTCAGGGTCTACAACGCCGGATTTTGCGAAACGTCTTCCTAACCGCCAATGGACAGCCCTTATTTGATAGTATCGATTCCGAATACTTTACAACCTATGTACCTTTCAAGTATCTGAAGGGCGATGGCATGCCGTATAATGATTATGGTCTAGCCACACAGGGCGAAATGTGGCCGATCCATGTGTATAGTTTTGCCATTGACGGAAGTTCCGTCCAGCAACCCACAGGATCGCTCAATGCCAGTCGTATTGATCGTCTAGAAATGGATATTGATGTAGAGCCCATTCCGTTCTTAGCCAATTATACGTATGAAATTCAGGTCTTTGTTGAGACCTTGAACTTCTTAGAGATAAGCAATGGTTTGGGTGGGCTCAAGTTCGCGAAGTGATTGTAAGTTGTGTTAAAAACGCACTATACAATTGAAAAAAACTAATACCGTGTCACCCACCAGTCGTCAAACATGTAGGGCGGTGTCTGTGTGTAACTCTTGGAGACGATCTTCTTGCTGGGTCCCTCGCGGAAGAGTGTGTCGATCTGGGCGTAGTTCATCGCATACGCAAAGTACTTAACACGGCTGACCATTCCCACCGCCGCACCGTCAACCTTGTAGTCACCCAGCTGTAACGGTGTGTTGGGGTTTGGCGGAAAGGTGATCGGCGATAAGATATAGACATTACCAAAGTTGAGCTTGGGTACTGTCGCAAACTCCTCGCGAACTGCGATGTTGCCGTTGACGAAGACATCCATAAACTTACCCTTCATTGTGATCACCAAGTGGAACCACTTGCCAACAGGAATATTGGGAACCTCGACGAAGTTGTTCCACGCTGTGCTAGTGTTCTGGTAAATACGGAGTGTGTTGGTGTTGCCCATCACAAACACAGCGGGACCCAGCAGCGGGAAGCCATTCTTGCTACCCTTGTGGAAGATGTGCTTCATCGCAGCAGAATTCACTGTGCCCGCAGGACCGCACTGCTGTGTGCGTGAGTTCTCAAAGGTCTTGGGATCAATGAAGATATACATGCTGTAGCTAAACTCCAAACCGGATGGCTCATTCGCACTGCTGTAGATGAGCGGATCATCGCTATTTGGCTTCTGTATGATTGTCGTCTTGTCGGTAACAGTATCTGGTTGGAGAACAGCCGTCTGCTGATCCATCTTTTTGAATGTACTGACAATGACCTCAAACACAGAGATCACAACGTTTGCCACAATCATGATAGCAACAACGAGTAATACCTGTGGAACAAGACCGGGTCCCATGACATAACTTAAGGCACCTTGTGCATAGTCCATTTCTACTAGTCATTGCTGATTTAATCTCATACACAAATGGAATTAATGTAGGAAATAAAGATATTATGAAATTTACACGCCGATCGACTTACGCTGACCACCGCTGCCAGCGTAGCTGAGCTTGATACCGAGCAGGTCACCGACGTAGCCGAGTAGGCCACCAGCGGAGCCAGGGCCGGCTTGGTAGATGGAGTAGATTCTGTCCGGGGTTAGAGCATACGCATAGAACACAACGCCGCTGACCTGGCCACCGAAGCCGCCGTTGTTGCCCCACACGACGGCCTGGGCACTACCGTCGGGTACGTACGGCACATCCGCAAGAACGCAGCTGCGGTTGAGCTTGCCGTCGTAGTAGACATCCACAATACGTCCGTTGACGCACACTGTGACGTTAATCCACCGCTGGAGATCAATGTCCTGCATGTCGCACATCGGCATGGTCATGCTGGGTGTAAACATGTTGGCACCACCCGCACCAGAAAGGAGCTGGGCAGCGTTGTTGGTCATTGTGTAGTCTGTCGCACCGGCTGCTGTGCCCTTGGTGTGAACACGGACCATCATCTTGGCCTCGTTGGGGTAGAGGATGGTGGTGAGCAGGGAGTAATCCGGAGTATTGCGGTCAACCAGCTGGATGACGCTCTTGGCCTGGCCAGAGCGGTAGTCCCAGTTGCTAATGTACATCCAGAAGGACAGTGTATATTCACCACCTGTTGTGGCAAGTACGTTCCGCTTTGTAATTGCCGCACCG